CAGTACGACAAAGCATCAAAAGAGATGGATCGTCCAAAGTCTAAGGTTGAAGAAGACATGGACGATTTTGCTAAGCGAGCGAAAGAGCGAGCAAAGCTTAAGAAGATGAAAACAGGCGGCATGGTCGACAAAGTCGGTCGTGCTATGAAAAAACCAACTGCCGACGCTAGGGGTCGTGCAATGAGAGCCGCTCCGCGCGGTAGATGAAAGGAAATATCATGTTAAAAAAAGCAATGAAGGCAGTATCCAAAACCGGTAGTCTTGTAAAAAAAGCAACCCAAGGTGCTCTGGCTGGCGTAAAACGAGCACGAGCAGCTTCACCCAGCTCACCCGAGAGGCCGGTGTCACCCCCACCTCTCGCCAGAACCGGCGGCTCAAGAGGCCCTCTGGCGAAGGTTATGGGGAGAGTATTTTCTAAACGTAAAGCCAAGATTGATCCTGAAGCAGGTACAGGTGTAGGCGATGGTGGCGGAGGCCCTGGTTTTGCGTTTAAAAAAGGTGGTTCGGTCAACGAGGACAAAGTAGGCCGTGCTATGAAAAAAACCGATGCCGACGCTAAGGGCCGCGCAATGTCTAAAGCAAAAGGCATGATGGCTGGCGGTATGGCAAAAGGTTATGCTGGCGGTGGCAAAGTTGCTGCAGGCAAAGCAACTCGTGGTTACGGCGCCGCTCGTAGAGGCTCTTAATTAATGTCTTATCTCATTAGCAACATCCCGTACTTTAAGTGCTGGGTAAGGCGTGAGTTTACGAACATGCACCAAAATTATCATGGTGAGTATCTGCACGCTTTGGCGATCGCAGTAACCACCATGCCGGATCGATGCTTGAGCTTTCAGCTTGTGTTTACAGGTTGCGAGAGTCAAGTAGATGGGTCAGAGAACGTGCATGGTGGGGCCATGTGGGCAAGGATGCCTATCACAGCCTTGGTGGGGGACATTCCTGTAGAAGAGTGGCCGGAGCGCATGCCAACGCATCTAGCTCAGCCTTGGGATTGTCCCTCTCACCACCATACCGTGCTTAAATTTGCTCGAACAAGCCCTAGTCCTTGGCTGTGCAAAATAAATGGGGAGTTCTATACCGGACGGTACTTGTTTACAGTAGATTATGCTGAGAGTGAGGTAGCGGACTGCCCCGCACAGCACAAGCAAAGCCATGTACTGGTATTGACCGATGCGGAAAAGTGGACTGGCAACATAGTGGCTTTGCCAAACAACAGGGTTCGAGTAACGAGCCCTGCTTATTGGGTAACAGGAGAAGGTGCTCCGGACTTTAAGCCTAGCCAGTGGGTGCATTGTGCAGAGCAAGATGACACGTACATGGACCCGTCAATTGTTTTTGATAACCTTTACAAAAAATGACAACCTCAAACACCTTTGACTTTGACCTAGCCATTGATGAGCTGGTTGAAGAGGCATTCGAGCGCTGTGGCATGCGTGTCACAACAGGCTATCAGCTCTCGTCTGCCCGTAGGTCTTTAAATCTTTTGTTCTTAGATTGGGCCAATCGTGGCTTAAATCTTTGGACGATTGAACGTGCGTTTACAACGCTTACCCCAGGTCAAAACTACATTGATCTTGATGACAATGTTGTCAATGTGTTAGAGGCAGTGATTAGAGACAATACTCAATCGCCGTCCACAGACATCAGCATTGATAGAATTAGTCGAGCTGAATATTTAGACATACCAGATAAAACAACAACAGCTCGTCCCGCACAGTTTTATGTGGAACGGACAATTACACCAAGGGTGTATTTCTATCCCGCTCCTAGTTCTGGATACGTATTTTTCCATTATCGGATTAAGCGCATTCAAGATGCTGGAGAGTACACAAACACAACGGATGTAAATTTTAGATTCTTGCCTTGCCTTGTAGGTGGGTTGGCATATTATTTATCCGTTAAATTTGCACCCGAGCGGGCGCAAGCCTTGAAGCTTATGTATGAAGAAGAGTTTTCTAGAGCTGCTGCGGAAGATCGGGATTCAGCAAGCGTAAGGTTTGTACCTCAGTTGGAGTATTGATGTGGCTTTCGCTGCCGGCAAATATGCCCTTGGAATCTGCGACTACTGCGGTCAGCAGTACATGCTGCGTGATCTTAAAAAAAATTGGCGTGGGTTTAAAGTTTGTGAGGCAGATTATGAGCCCAAAGAACCCCAGCTTGAGCCATTAAAGTACAATGGTGATGCAATTGCTTTGTACCAGCCGCGCCCAGATATCCCAGCTTCAATGGATGTTTTTTTGGCCGTCCCGGGGGATACGTTCTTCACTTCGGTTGGCATGATGCCTGCCCCTCTTAATAAGCCTATTGTGGGTGTCGCAAGTGCCGGAACTGTACAGGTGGTGATCACATGACCTACGATGAGCTTGTAACCAACATTAGAAACTACATGGAAACGGACAGCAATGTCCTGTCTAACCCTGTCATTAACACATTTATTTTAATGACAGAAAACAAAATCCTTAGGGAAATTGACCTTGAGGTGTTTCGGCAAAACTCCCTTGGAACATTGACTGCTGGAGATAAATTTCTAACTATGCCGGATGATATTTTGACGCATCGGTATATGTTGGTTAAAAACGTTCAAACGAATGTAGAAAACTTTTTGGACTTTAGGGATGTTTCTTTTCTTAAAGAGTACTGGGAGGATAGCACTATTATCGGTATTCCAAAGTACTACGCTGTTTGGAATCAAAACACGTTTTTAGTCGCCCCAACTCCAAATGCTTCTTTAACAGTAGAACTTGGTTATATTAGAAAGCCTGCTGGATTAAGCGCAACTAATCAAAATACGTGGTTAAGCATTAATGCCCCGGAGGTTCTTTTGTATGGCTGCCTTGTTCAAGCATACAGTTATACAAAAGGGCCTTTGGACATGCTTGGTTACTTCACAAACTCGTACCAACAAGCTATTGCTGGCTTGGGTATCGAGCAACAGGGACGCCGCAGACGTGATGAGTACAGAGATGGACTCATTCGTACCGAGCTCCTTGCAAGCAACCCTATCAGTCCAAATGAGGCAAACGGATGACAAAAGTACCTGATTTATCTGGAAAGACAGTAGCAATTGTGGCAATGGGTCTTAGCCATAAAGAATTTGTATTGGCAAAAACCCACTCACAACAAATAGATGAAGTTTGGGCGATCAATGCTATGGGAGGAGTAATCTATCACGATCGCATGTTTATGCTTGATCCAGCCAGCAGATTCTTAGATTCTGAGGATGCTGGGACTCAAACAGGAATTATGCGAGACGTTCTTAAACGCCATCCTGGCCCAGTTTATACCTGCGAATTAGATAAACGGTGCCCCGGTCTTGTAGAATATCCGCTAGAGGAAGTGGTCAATTCCGTGGGAACTTGGTATTTAAATAACACGGTTGCATTCACAATTGCTTTTGCAATTGCAGCAAAAGTCAAAAAACTAATGGTTTATGGAGTCGATTTTTCATATAGAGGTAACGTACATTTTGCAGAATCAGGGAGAGCTTGTTGCGAATTTCTGCTTGCAAAAGCAATTGAAAGAGGTATTCAGGTTGGAATTGCAAATGAATCTTCTTTGCTAGATACCAACGTGCATCCTAAAGAAAAATTGTACGGCTATCACAGACTTAAAGACACCTTTGTCTTTACCATAGAAAATGACGGCAAGTTTAAAAAGCATGTTTATTCGGAGATAGCTGCTATACTTGAGTCTGAACGCCAATATTTACTTCCCCCGGAAGCGGTGAGGAGTTAAAATGGTAGAGATGAAAATGGGCACTTTGTTGACCCCAATGGTTAAGACCAGCGATTACGGTGGTCTGTCGATGGAAGATTTATCAGAGCTTTGCGCGGACAGGATTGTCGAGATTGCAGACTCTGCGCCCCCAGAGATACGGGAGCAAGCAAGGCTGTTCAAGGAGCATCTTATAAAATTACTTCTTGAATATTTTAACCGTGCAGCGCATTCCGAAAGGGCTCGTTGCATTCAAATTTGTGCTCGGGGCGGACATGTGGACGCTGCCGACATTTTAAGGAGAATCTGAAATGGCATTTACCGGTAACTTTATGTGTACGTCCTTTAAGTCTGAAATCCTTAGGGCCGTGCACAACTTTGCAACTGGCTCTGGTCAAACATTTAAAATGGCTCTGTACACCAACAGTGCTTCTTTTACTGCTGCAACTACTGCCTACACTACGACTAACGAGGTCGCTGCTTCTGGTTCGTATACCGCCGGTGGTGGTACGCTGACCAAGCTTGGTGTTACGACTTCCGGAACGACCGCTTTAACGGACTTTTCGGATCTGTCATTCACCTCCGCGACCATCACTGCTCGTGGTGCTCTGCTTTACAATGACACCGCAACTGGTGATCCCACTGTTGCAGTGCTGGACTTTGGTTCGGACAAGACTTCTACGTCGGGTACGTTTACCATCGTTTTCCCAGCAGCTACTGCTACTGGGGCAATCATTCGTATTGCTTAAGGAGTAAGGTATGCCCCTCGTGCTAGCTGACCGTGTTCAAGAGACCACGACAACCACTGGCACGGGGACCTATACCCTTGCCGGTGCTGTAACTGGATTTCAATCTTTTGCCGTTATAGGTAACAGCAATACGACGTATTATGTTGCTACTAACAATAGCGACTGGGAAGTGGGAATTGGAACCTACACTTCGTCAGGTACAACTTTAGCTCGAACAGCAATTCTTGCTTCTTCTTCGGCTGGAAATGCGGTTGATTGGGGAGCAGGAACTAAAAATATTTTTGTTACCTATCCTGCTGGCCGTTCGGTATACACCGAAGGAGGAAGCATTGGAACGGGGGTTGCTGCAGCATTAGACATTGACGTTGGAACTGCTGGAGCATTTGTTGTAAACGGTGGGGCGCTTGGTACACCATCTTCTGGCACATTGACTAGTTGTACTGGATTGCCAATTTCAACCGGGGTATCTGGTCTTGGTACTGGTATCGCTGCCTTCTTAGCTACACCAAGTTCTGCCAATCTTGTTTCAGCGGTTACAGATGAAACAGGATCAGGATCTCTTGTTTTTGCAACATCTCCAACCTTGGTTACCCCAGCATTGGGCACTCCATCTTCTGGAACATTAACTAGTTGTACTGGATTGCCTCTTTCAACAGGCATAACCGGAACTCTTGCAGTCGCAAATGGCGGCACAGGCATCACCTCATTTGGTACGGGCGTTGCAACTTGGCTCGGGACTCCATCGTCTGCAAACTTAGCCGCTGCGGTTACAGATGAAACAGGATCAGGATCTCTTGTTTTTGCCACATCTCCAACTTTGATTACCCCAGTATTGGGCACTCCAACATCTGGAACGTTGAGCAACTGTACTGTTGACGGAACGGACTCTGTTGGGTTTAGGAACATTCCGGTAAATTCTCAATCCGCTGCATACACTTTAATTTTGTCTGATGCGGGGAAGACCATTCTTCATCCCATAACAGACAACAATACAAGAACGTTTACAATACCAGCGAACGCAAGTGTCGCTTATCCTGTGGGAACAGCGATTACTTTTGTCAACCTTATAAACACCGTGACGATATCTATTACCACTGACACCATGTACTTAGCAGGAGCAGGAACAACGGGTAACAGAACACTAGCTGTATATGGCATGGCTACGGCAGTGAAAGTCACGTCCACTTCGTGGATTATTTCTGGTAATGGCTTAACCTAAGGAGCTAACTAATGGCTGGTATAGCTCAAGGGCTTATTGGATCGTTAAAAACTGCAGCTTCAGGTCTCCCTGCGGGGACCATTTTAATGTTTGATAGGACCAGTAATCCTCCTTCTAGGCCTATACCATCAGGATGGTCCGCGTTTACATCTGTTTCAGGTAGCCCAATAGAACGAATGGCAATTAGGGGGTCAACAACTCTTGCTCGAAACGTAGGCACTAACGGCGTTTTTTCTTTTACAGTAAGTTCAAGCACCATGGATACGCAGGGGGGCCATCTTATCCCTGTGCCATTAAACAGTTTTGGCCCAGGAATTGGTTCTAACCCTTTGAATACCCAAAATGGACCCGCTCCTTTTGTAGCAGCAAATCCTTTTGGGGCACATACCCATTCAATACCCTCAGGCACTAAAGGACCATTTGTCCTAAAGGCTCTCCCGGCTAATCAGTCCTGTATACCGGGATGTGAGATGCCTTTAATTCAAACATCCACTGATCAAACACAAATTCCAGCTAACTGCATTGTTTTTTCAGGGACGGGAAGTTTGTTTAGTGGTTTTTCACGATATCGACCCCCCGGTTTTTCCCCCTCTCCTCAACCAACTGCCGCAGGAATGTATTGCGCGGCGTCCAATCAGCCAGGAGCTTTACCCGCTCCTTTTGGAGTTTCGGTAAATCCTTTTAAAAGCCCCACCTTGCCAACTAATTTCACTACTACAACGGGAACTGAGATAACTACTCCTGGAGGAACTCCTATTACTTCGTTTAACACTGTTTTGGGTACGTCAACTGGCAGTGGGGCGCATGCTCATGGACCAGTACCAAGACCAACAGGAGTTCCTTCTGGCCCTACGGCTGTTCAGGGCTTCCAATCCTTCTCTGCTGGTTTTCACACCCACTCGGCGCCCAGTAGTGGAAATCCGCAAGGACTTGTTAAGTTTGGGTATTACAAACAGTTTACTCATTTGCTTACATGTGTTTCAAGTACAGCGCAAAACGTAACTTCTGGGATGATTTTTATGTACGGTGGGGGAACTATCCCAGCAGGTTGGTACTTGTGCGATGGCACAAATGGCACACCCAATTTAGTAAATCAATTTATTGGATATGACAATAGTCAACCAGATGCTGTTAGTAATACAGTAATTGGAACCGATGCTCTTGGTAGTAGTGGAGCTTCTAGTAACCCAAATATGCCAATAAACACTAATTATTGGTCAACAACTCCTGGACCATCCGCCACTGTTGCTAAAGCAGGAGGACTAGCTGTTTCTTACGATTCAAACAGTCTTTCAGGTAGTGACGCTTGGACACACACGCACAATCCATTAAGCACATCTCCAAGGGGGCCATCTCCTTCTCCATCGCCTCAGCCTGGACAAGGGGGACATGCAAGTTCTGGTGGGGTGGTGCCTACTGCTTTCGGTCCTCACTTTCATACTTTCACTGCTGGTAATCCTGCAATTACGCTGACTGTCCCCACACAATTAATTCCTGCACATCTTCAAGTTATTTTTATTCAAAAGGCCTAAAAATGAAAACTAAAATTTTTCAATTTAAGTCCACTCCTGAAGAAGTGTTTTTACAACGGGACAATATGTCAATAATTGTTCCATGGGAAGAAGTTGTTAAGTTGTTCCCCAATATTTTTTCAGTAGCAAACATATTTACACTTCACCATGAACCAACACTTAACATTTCATATGTTTTAAAAGTAGATGATTACGGTCAACATCAGTTGGGTCGAGAGCAAAGCCCAGAACTTGCTTGGGTTCAAGATAACTTTGATCTTATATTTGAAACTCTTAACCCTCTTTTTACTCAAGCGCAAGAAGCAGGAATTCCATTAGGACGAGATCATAGGGCATTTGTTTTACATTCCACAGACATTTTAGTTTTACGTCATATTGAACAACAAACTGTAGGAGGAAATACTACATTATCTAATTTGCAATACTCTGAGCTGCTTTTGTATCGTCAACTTTTACGAGACATGGGCCAAAATCAAGATTTAAACAAAAAAGCACTAGAATTAAATTGGCCCACTATACCTTCATGGCTTGACCTACCAGGGATTAATGTATGAATAAAGAACTATTAGAAAATAATTATTTGTTTATTCCTCAATTTATTTCTTTTAGCAAAGCTAAAGAACTTGCGTTTTCTTTTGAAAAGTTTGCTAAAGACAATAATTTTCCGGGAGATGTTCAAATACCTGAATCAAATTCAGTCTATGATTTTTTAGAATTCCAAGAACTATTATGCGAAAAAATATCTACAGTTGGATGGTTAATTGGGGAATCTGTTCTTCCAACGTACGCATACGCAAGGGTATACCACAAAAATGCTGAATTAAAAACGCATAAAGACAGGGGAGCTTGTGAAATAAGTTTGACGGTTAATCTTGATCAAGATGAGACAGCGTGGCCTATTTCAATAAAAAAACCTGATGGAAGCGTAGCAACCCTTAATCTGCGTCCGGGAGATGCAATGCTGTATTTGGGGTGCATAGCAGAACATTGGAGAGAACCATTTCTTGGTAATAAGCACACTCAAGTGTTTTTACATTACGTTAGAACAAAAGGCCCAAATGCAAAATTTGCTTTTGATAAGAACAAAAATGAGTGGGACTGCGATATAAAAGAAAATGAGGATAAAATTAAACAATCTTATTCTGAACAAGAAATGACTATTTATAATCCGAAAAAAATAGAGTGGTCGGAGGAGCACATTAATTCTTTATCAAAATATATTATATTGATTGAAAATGTTTTGCCTCCACAACTATGTGCGGATATTTTGGCTGAGTATGAAAATTCTGATGAATGGATGCAAACTAGGGTAGGGGGAGAAGAACAGGCAGAAGAGAGACCCGAAATTCGTGGAGCATTGAGCATAGGTATGTCTATGCCTGAAATTGTTGAAAAAAACTCAAAAGTAAGAAAAGCATTAGATGAGCACGTCTACTCAAGAATTACAAAAGCGTTAAACCTGTACATTTCGCAAATGAACTACTCTCCAATTTCAGTAAAAGTAGATTCTGGGTATGATTTATTAAAATACACAGAAGGTAAGGGTTATACACAGCATATCGACAATTTTACAGAAATTCCCAGAACAGTATCTTGTTCGATGCTTTTAAATAATGATTTTCAAGGTGCAGATTTTTGTTTCTTTGATGGAAAATATGTTGTTAAACCCACGCTTGGTTCAGCGTTATTTTTTCCAAGTACTTTTTTTTATCCCCATCAAGTAAATCCTGTCATAAACGGCACAAGATACTCTATAGTTACATGGTTTAGATAAATCTAACTTTAATGGAACCCTAAAGTGTTCTCTGCCGCCAGCTTCTCCCAAGCGCCCTTTTCTGCTGTAGTAGAAGTTGCGGTTAACGTAAGCGTTTCACTTACGGGGGTATCTGCCTCTGGGCAAGTGGGGACAGCTGTTGCTCAAGCTGAGGCTGTTGCTCAAACCACCGGTGTTCAAGGAAATGGTGTTGTTTCGACATTGGCGGCTACGGGAACCGCTAATGTCTTCCCTGTTGGTGTTGCTAGTGAAGCAGATGAAGGCATCGTAGACGTAGATGGCGATGCGGGGGTCTTCGCACATAGCTTTGTAGCTACAGGAGGAATAGGTCTTGTTGCCGTAACCGGGACGGGATTTGCTTCGCTAACTGGAGTTTCGGCAACGGGGCAAGTTGGAACCGCTGATGCCGTGGTGGTTACGAACGTTTCCGTAGACGTTACTGGCGTATTTGGCACAGGATTTGTTGGTCAACTAGACGTTTTTGCCTCCTCTAATACAGCGCTAACAGGAGTTTCAGCCACTGCTGAAGTCGGTTCAGTTGTAGCCGCAATAGGGACAAGTGTGTCTTTATCGAGTGTTTCGGCTGTTGCTGAAGTTGGCAGTACTCAAATAACCATATCCAAAGATGTTCCGGTTGATGGAGTAGTTGCTACAGGCGAAGTTGGTTCGGTAGCAATTAACAATGAAGCCAATGTGTTTCTTGTTGGTGTTGCTAGCGAAGCAGATGAGGGCGTTGTTGATGTTGACGGAGACGCTGGTGTTTTTGCGCACTCTTTTGTAGCTACAGGAGAAATTGGACAACTTGACATTGTTGGTTCTGGTTTTGCAGAACTAACAGGTGTTGTAGCTTTGGCGGAAGTTTCTTCCGTTGAGATAAGCATTGGCATTAATACAAATGTAGTTGGGGTCGTTGGTATTTTGGAAGTCGGGCAAATAAATGCAGCGGCATCTGCAGTGGTTGACGTAATTGGCGTAGAAGCCACGGGGCAAACTGGTTCTTTAGTCGTTATTGCAGGATCTCAAGCCCAACTCACTGGTGTTGCTGGTACTACGCAAGAAGGTCAGGTTGAAGTCTCTGGAACCACTGAAGTAAGCCTAGTTGGTGTTCAGGGAACCGAGCAACTTGGTTTTGTTCTCGCCCGCGCGGGGTCGGATGTGCCGGTTACCGGAGTAAGTGCACAAGGCGATGTAGGTCAGTTGGCTACCGTTAATGAGGCCAATGTTCTGCTTGTTGGAGTTGCAACTGAGGCAGATGTTGGTGTTGTGGATATCGACGGCGATGCCGGGGTGTTTGCCGCGAGCTTTGTTGCTACTGGCGAAGTCGGCACCTTAGAGGTTACGGGCGAATCCTTAGTTGATTTGATTGGAGTGTTTGCTACTGCTGAGGTGTCCTCGGTTGTGGTTGAGCCTGGAGTAGCTTTCCTTTTGGTTGGGGTAGAGGGAACGGGTGAAGCCGGACAGCTTGAGGTTTCTGCGGAAGCGAATGCGCCAGTAGTCGGGGTTAGTGCTTTTGGAGAAACAGGCGATGTAATTGTCAACACAACAGATACAACGAATGTTTTGGTTGATGGAGTATTCGCTACTGGTCAAGTAAACAATCTTGCTGTAACGGGCACTTCTACCCTTGATCTTGTTGGCGTTGAAGCATCTGGGGAAGTGGGTCAGGCTGAGTCTTCTGTCTCTATATTTGCGGACCTTACAGGGGTAGAAGGCATTGGATTTAGCGGTGCAATTGCAGATGTAACAGGAACCGCCAATGTCTTCCCTGAGGGGCTAACCGGTGCAGCGGAGGAAGGCGTTGTAGATATTGATGGAGATGCCGGCGTACAACTGGCTAGTCTTGTTGCATTCGGTGAAATTGGGATTGTTCAAGCTGTTGGTGAAGCCAACATATTGATAACTGGGGTTGAAGGACTTGGTCAGGTTTCTTCCGTCAACGTCGCAGCCAATGCAGATGTGTTTGCAGATGGGGTTTTTGGAACGGGAGAAATTGGAAACGCCCAAGTAAGTGGGAGTGCTGTAACAGACACTACTGGGGTTGAGGGTACGGGCCAAGTTGGAGACGTTACGGCAGGTTCTGCGGTTGAAATTATTGTCACAGGCGTAGAGGGCACTGGAGAAGTTTCGACACTTCAGGTTGAAGGAACTGCACAAGTCGATTTAACGTCTATTTTTGCAACGGGAGAGGTAGGCGATCTTGTAGCCCAAGCCGACGTAGATGCTCCGGTCACAGGAATATTTGCTACTGGAGAGGTTGGGCAAGCAGAGTCCTCTGTATCCATCGATGCTCTGACTACTGGGGTATTTGCCACCGGAGATGTGGGCCAGTTAGCTACCGTCAATGAGGCCAATGTTCTGCTTGTCGGAGTTGCAACCGAAGCGGATCTTGGGGTTGTTGACATTGATGGGGACGCCGGGGTATTTGCTCCAAGTTTTGTTGCAACCGGGGAAATTGGACTTGTTCAGGTTACGGGTCTTTCAGTTGTTGACCTTGTCGGTGTAGAAGGACAAGCGGAAGTAAATCAGGTTGTTGTTACGGCAGATGCAAACTCTAATGTTACTGGGGTGTTTGGAGAAGGCGAACTTGGCACTGTTGCAATTGCGGCTAACGCAAACGCTGTTTTGACAGGAACACAAGGCTCTGCCAATACAGGATCTGTAACGGTAGACCTTACACTAGATGTGCCAGTCACAGGTGTGGAGGCTGTAGCAAACGTTGGACTTGTGCAAGCTCAAGCTGGCTCACAGGTCTTGGTGACGGGCGTAGAAGGGAACGGAAATGTAGCTACCGTTACTGTCACTGGATCATCTAATACTTCCGTAACAGGCGTATCTGCTACTGGGCAGACTGGATCTGTTACTGTAGATCTTGCTCAGTTAGTGTTTGTAACTGGAGTAAGTGGAATAGGACAAGTGGGGTCTGTTACTACGGCAGCCGCTCAAAATATTCAGGTCAACGTCTTTGGGGTATCTGGAACTGGCGGGGTAGGTTCCATGTCCTCCTGGACAACCATAACAAATAATCAGCAACCGCTATGGATACCGATTGCGGCATAGGAGAACTAAATGGCTAGCACTTATTCACCATTGTTAAGAGTAGAGTTGATTGGGACTGGAGATCAGTCAGGCACTTGGGGATCTACGACCAATGAAAATTTAGGGACTGTTTTAGAAGATGCTATAGCAGGCACGGCTTCCCTAGATGTTACTGCTGGAAACATTACGCTTACCGTGGTAGACGGCACAGCAGATCAATCTCGCTGCATGATTTTAAACGTAACTGGAACTCCCGGAGTTAGCAGAAATATAATCGCTCCTGCTTTAAGCAAAGTTTATGTTGTTGTAAACGGCTCTGACAACAACGTTGTACTTAAAACGGCTTCTTCTACTGGTGTAACAATCCCATCCGGGGAAAAACTTATTGCAGCGTTTGATGGTTCCGACTTTATTTCCATTGCTTCAAGTCTCTCCGGCACGACGGTTACATTGGATGGGGTTCAAACTCTTACCAATAAGACGCTTACTTCTCCTAAAATTGGTACAGAAATACTTGATACCAACGGCAATGAATTGCTGAGGCTTATTGCTGCGGCTAGTGCAGTTAATGAATTGACACTTGCAAATGCTGCAACTAGCAACCCTCCATCCTTATCCGCAACAGGAAGTGACACAAACATAGATGTGTCTCTTGTTCCAAAAGGAACTGGAATTACTAGAACAACCACTACTTATAACGATGTATATGGAAAACTTAGGGCGGTTCCTCGTTCTGGGGCAGCTAAAACAGGGCCATATTCTTTGACGTTAGCAGATGTTGGGCTGATGATTGAGGTTCAATCTGGTGGAAGTGTAACTATCCCAGACTCTATTTTTTTTGCTGGAGATGCGGTGTCTATCTTTAACAACACTTCTGAAGACGTAACGATAACCTGCGCCATAACCACGGCATATATTGCTGGCCTAAACTTGGACAAAGCTAGCGTTACTCTTGTAACCCGTGGCGTTGCAACAGTTTTCTTTAGCAGCGGCACGCAGTGCGTGATCTCTGGCAACGTGTCATGACTGGTATTTTCCTAACCTTACTGGGCTCGAGGACGTTTATCCCTCCTCAACCAGTTAACGTTTCCGTTAATGTTAGCGGAGTTATGGGAACTGCTGTCGAAGGTGTTGTAGTTGGAACTACTCCAACAAATGTTTCTATCAACGTAACTGGGGTGTCCGGTACGAGTAGTGTGGGAGCTGTCTCCGTCCTTCTCCCGGCCAATGTATCTACCAATGTCACTCAAGTAACTAGCACTGCTAGTGTTGGCTCGGTAACTGTAACGGTTTCTCCCCCCGTGACTGGTTCACAGTTGTTTACAACAGTTGGAGTAAATAACTTTACGGTGCCGGCCGGGGTAATTTCCATATCTGTGGTTTGTGTTGGAGGGGGCGGAGGAGGTGGCCGCTGCGGGACAAACAGTACTTACCCGAATGGGTTTGCGGGAGGTGCTGGAGCCGGCGGCGGCCTTGTTTATGCCAACAATATCCCGGTTACCCCTGGAGAATTAATTTATGTTGGAGTAGGGAGCGGGGGAGCAGGTGGAACAGTTTTAGCTGGAAATGCTGGAGCTGGAACTTCTTCTTATATAAACGCTATTAGGGATGAAAGCCTTAGAACTATCGTAAGTGCTAGCGGAGGAGAAGGCGGGTTTGGAAGCACTACATCTGATGCTCAGGGGGGCACTGGATCTGTTAATGCAACCTATATATCTGGAACCACTGCCATAAATCAAGGTGGTACTGGCTATCGGTCCCGAATTAGTACTTCCGGTTATGGCGGGGGAGGAGCGGCTGGCTTCTCTGGTCAAGGCGGTAACTCTTTTGGTCCAAATGCTGGGCAAGGAGGGGGCGGTGGCGCGGGAGCACAGAACAGTTCCTTGTATGCCGGAGGTGGCGGAGGTGTAGGTGTAATAAACGGGCAGGGGGCAAATGGTGCAGCCGGTTTTTTCGGGGATTATGCAGGAAAAGGGGGTTCCGGAGGAGGTAACGGCGGAAATGGAACCGCTGGAATAACCCTTCCAAATGGAGGAAACGGGGGACTATATGGCGGAGGAGCAGGTTCTGCAGATGACGATATTAATCTTAATCCGGGCTTTATTGGTGGTCAGGGGGCCGTGTACATAGTTTGGCCTGGAAATACACGAGCATTCCCGTCTAGCTTATAAAGAAAATAAACTTTCAAATTCGGTAAATTAAAGGGAAAAATAATGTTTGACGATAAAGAAATCAAACGAGCCAAGATTGACATCGAGGCTGAACTCAACCGCCTAGAAGCCCAACAGACTGCTAAAGAAGTTGCAGGCAAGTCCATCGGTCGATGGGGATTGATCTACATCACGCTCATTGTAGTGATTGGTGTGGCGGCAAGCCTTGAACTGGACGAGGGTAAGATGGCTGCGGTGATGGGTCTTCTTGGTGCCTCTCTAACTGCCTTGATCTCCATGCTTAATAACATTGCCGGGGCTACGCCAAAACAAGACAAACCCGAGTTTGAGGTGATGAAGCAATTGATTGACCGTCTTGACCGGATGGCTGATCGTGACCCTATGTCCGTGACTGTTGAAGGTGATAAAGTGACAGTCAAGAAGGGCGACAACACAATAGAAAGTGTGAGGTAAATATGATCCCTATCGCTGCGCTACTCTCCATCGGGGAA